TAACGGTGCAATTCTTGATGATGGAACAGTTGTAAGTAAAGACACAATTAGCGGAAGTAAGACATTTTATTATTGGAATCCTGCTGAACAAGAAGTAAAAGAAGCAACTGCTAATTTTTCAACACCAAGTTCGATTCAACCTTATGCTGGATCATTATTTACGATTAAAGAATCTGAAGCTTCTGATCAATGCTACAAAGTTGAAAGTATTACGTTTGGCGAGGATGGATTAATTGAACTTTCTGGATCGTATTCAGAATTAACGAGTGACGGTAAGCTGGCTATATTACAAGGATGGAACGATGGTTCTCGTTTCGCACCAGTAGAAAGTTAAATGGCACAACAAAGACCCTTTCCAATTATTAAACCAACGTCTAGAAGTTATTCTCCTGGGACGTATCCAAGTACAGATTTTGAATCATTAGATGGTACAAAGACACATTTACGTTTTGGTAATAAACGAGTAAATGCCACATTACAATTAGGCTTTTCTAATATTTCTGACCACGAAGCTGCTTCGATTATTGAAAATTACGAGAACGTTAATGCTACTTGGGATTATGTAACTTTTGACTTACCTGATGGGCTTTCAGGTCTTTCTGACCGCACATTACCTAATGATAAAAGTCTTAGAGATATAGTAAAAGAAGGTGGATCAGGTCTAAAATGGCGTTATTCTGCTCCTCCAACTGTAACAAGTACCTTTAAAGGTTTGAGCAATGTGAGCTGTTCTTTTGTCGCTTGTCTCGATTCACCGTAGAATAAACGCAATGTTTTTAATTTAGGGCTGTGGCGAAGTATTTCAGTGGAAAAGACGGAGCTTTGTTCGTAGGAGGTGTTCAAGTAGGCCAACTACAGAGCTGGAGCTTTTCACAGTCAATGTCTGTACTTGAGATCACAGCAATGGGTGATACAGATAGAACACTAAAGCCTGGTGTTAGAAGTTATTCAGGTAGTGCAAGAGCTTATTACTATACAGAAACACAAACTGCTGCTCCTAATGTAAGTGCTTTATTAACGGCTGCTATAAAACAAAGTGGTGAATCAGAAAAAGTTACCTTAAAACTTAGATTAGAAGAAACAGCAAATTCAGCTGC